TAATTTTATCTTTTTTATACGTAGAACGATTTAAAGAAATTGTAATGTTGCAGACAAATTGCAAAAAAGTTGCAAATAAAATACAAATTATCTTTTTAAAAAAAACTTTCAAAAACCTTTTTTCATATTATTTTATTTCCAACTATTTTACTATTTACCTTTCAAGAAAACAAATAGAAAAAAGTGTTTTAAATGAACTTTGAAAGTCAAATAAAACACTATTTTTCTATTTCTAACAACTCACCAATTTGACAATCTAAAACATTACAAATTTTTTCTAAATGCTCCAGATTAATCCTTTCTACTAATTCCCAATAATACTCATTGATTGTGTTAGGTCGAATATCAGTTCTTCTAGCAAGTTCTGCTTGTGACATTTTTCTCTTACCAAGCATTTCTGCTAAATGAATTTTGATTGACATAGCAATTCCCCTTTTAATGGATTTTATCACTATGTCATATAATAATGTTCTTTTGTTATAAAATAACTTAAATTGTTATTCTACTTGAAATTTCTAATAATCAATTCTTTATACTTTTCACCATTCGATTTTAAATTATGATTCCTTGAAATCTCTTCTATATAAAATCCTTTATATAATTCTCTTATATAATCACAATCATTATAAGAAAGTATAAACTTGCCTTTTAGATTAATAAGAATGTTATTCAATCTTTCATGATCTTCTATATTAAATAAATCACCATAATATTTTTCCGTTTGATAATATGGAGGATCAATATAAAACAATACATTTTCATTATCATAATGTTTTATAAGCCTTTCATAAGATTGATTTTCAATTGTAACTTTTCTTAATCTTTCACTAACTTCTCGTAACATATCAACTGCATAATATATGTTTCTATTAGTACAACCAAATGTTTTCCCATCTGCACCAAAAGAAATCTTTATAAGATATAAATATCTCGCTGCTCTTTGAATATCTGTTAATCCTCTTGTGGTAATCTGTTCTTTGTATGAATTAAATATCTCTCTAGAATTTAAAAGATAATCACACTCTTTTTTGAGTTCTTCTGAATGATATTTAACACATCTATATAGATTAATTAACTCACTGTTGTAATCGTTGAATATTTCTTGTTGTTTACTTAAGGACTCTTTAGCAAACAGAACCCAACCAGCACCACCGAACACTTCAACATATTTAGATGGTACTTCATCAGGAAATCTTTTCAAAATTTCATTTCTTAATAATTTTTTTCCACCAATCCAAGGTATAAAACTATTCATAAATATTCTCCTTTCAAAACAAGGGAATTGCTATGAAGGGAGTTGTAGAGGATGCTCTGAAAAAACAATCCTCTATCATCTTAAACTTTTTTTAATTTTCCTAGTTTAGCTAATGCAATTAATTTGAGGTTATGTACTGCTGAGCCTTTATAATTTGAACAACTATTTTTAAGAGCAACTGGTTTACGTTTTGTAACATTTCCATAAGGTGCTCCTATACTTTTAAATACTTGATCAATTTTAAGTGACTTTCCAGTATACCTTTTATAATAATTAGTAGTAGATGTTTTCACACTTCTTTTTTTCTTATCGTCGATAAAACATACAACATGACTACCTTCTTTTATAAATATATCTCCATAAGCAGATTTTGATGTAGATCTTGTATACGATTTATCCTTATAAGCATCAATCATGCCTAATTGTGTTAGTCCACTTCTTAAAGTACTTGTAGTCTTACAATTTTTATTAGCATATAATACTTTATATGCCCTATCATATTGTGCTTTTCCTAGTACTTTATAGATAGCACCTAGAATAGCAACTGTTATCATAGAAGAACAATCACATTCACATTTTTCTTTGATTTTTGCAAAATCAAAATTAACTTTTATAGCTTGTGTTAATAAAGTATTTCTCTGACTTTGATCATATCCAACACATTCATTATTTGCAATATCAATCATATTGTTTGCAAATTGATATCTTACTTTTTGATTTTTAATCCTTAAAACATAATTCCAAGTTTTATCATACCAATTTCTTATACAAACTTCTTTTTTTGTTTGATCTCCAGCTTTTCCACCTGAAGTTTTACCTCTTTCATCAATCGAAGCATGTGCAATATATTTTGTCATGTTTTCACTCCTCACTAACATTGATATCCTGAATCAATGTTCTTTGTTCTCTGATGTTCGCAATCAACTCATGGATTGCTGGAGCACCTGCTGATATAATCAAACCTGACACGACTATTCCAACAAAAGGAATAGTTGAACATAAACCAACTATTACAAAAATATCAATCTGGAACATAAATGCAAACATAATTCCAAGAAATGCAGACAAGATATCTGCTGGAATATATCTCATTAATCTCTTTCCTAAAATTGTTTTAATTCTATCTACTAAAAATTGAATTAAAACTGCAAAAATGATAATTAAAACTAATACAGAAAAAATACTTGTATTTTCCATAATAATACCTCCTCTTCTTTTAAAGAAATTATAACTTTATATAAAACCGTTACAAAATAAAGGGCTTAAAAAGAACAGTTAAAATATATCTCAGAGTCAATCTCTAAATTTTTAACATAACACATTGTGGCTCCAACAGCCTCTGTTAGCTGTATATATGTTATTCCGTTTGTACTAACAACTACACTTTCTTGTTCTGCAGCAAGCTTAGTAGCTGAGTTAGTATGAGAATAGAATCCCTCAGTTGTAACTTTGGGAATAGTTCTCTTTTTAACTTTAAATCCCATCAAAGGTGCTGCTACTTTGCTAGTGTTTGTTGGAACAATACAATACATACTGTGTAAAAAGTTTTCATAAAATCTTTGACACAATTGTAGCTCCTCTCCTCTTAATCTAGGAATAAATGGTGTTGCTACTTCACCATGTTCTAGCTTAACCCATTCAATGTCAACATAATCTCCTTGATTAAGTTCATTATGCATATAAAATAATACAACTAATAAATCTTCATTAAAATTTTCTGGTACTCTTACAGTAACATGATGTATTCCAGTGGCATTAATATTAATGCTATTCAATGATGGTTTTGAAAGATAATTATTAGATCCATAAAATAATCCAAACTCTACTGATCCTACTATTTCTTTAATCTTACAAGACAATGTTAATGTTTTACCTGCATACATTTTTGGGAACTCTAAAGCCTGTCCAAACGTTGCTTGATCTGTTCCAACTCTACTTTTAAATCTTACATAATCATCACAAACAATAATAGATGTTGTTTCATGTCCCTTACACCATCTATCAATAGTGTAATAAGTTTTTAATTGAGTTGTTCCATCACCCATTTGGCCATATTCATTCATGGCTCTTTGATTTATACAATTAGAAAAATCTGCATTAATAATCAAATTAGGATGAAGTACCATTTTATCTAACTTGCTATTTAAAACTTGTAAATCTGCATTCAAAGCATACATATTACTAGAAACTGAAATATGAACAGATATATCATTTTCAATTATGAAATAAAATCGAAGTCTTGTTTCATAAATCACCTGACTACTTCTTGCTAAAATTTCTGCATCATTCCCTGCATTATCGTAAGCGTAGACAATTTCATTATTATTTTCATCTAATGCAATTATTGCTATTTCTCTCATATAGCACTCTTCTTGCTCATAATTAATAACATCTGCATCAATAATAATTTTATTATTTTCACGATTTATATTAATTGGAACATCAAACAGTGAATGAACAACAGATTCACAATTCTCATGATCATCTGTATAAAATCCATCACCAATTCGTAGACATTTGAGTTTAAATATCTTACTTTCATGAGCTTTATTAAGTAGTATTTTTCCTTGATTTGTAAGCACAATACCTTTAAATGACATCTTTTTCTACCTCCTTAAAACAGATCATTCTTGAATGAACAATTGCTACTGCAAACTTATTTACGACATCTTCATTATCTGCTAAATGCATCTTATAAGACATGTGAGATGGTTTTATAATATTTATTGATTTTTCAACTTCAGTTGTATTTACAAAAGTTTCTCTATTTCTAGTTATCTCAATATCAAATTCATAATCATCATATTTTTCAATAACTTTAACTGAACAATCAGTAATTGTTTCAACAAGTTTCTTAATCGTATAAACAGTTGCATTAGTTCTTGTATTAAACTTCACTAACAAACGTTTTATCCGTTCATCATTGCTTAAAGAATTATTTACTACAATACCAAACATTCTCTCATATCTCTCAAGATATAAAGAAGCTTCTGATATTGTCATCTGATTTCTCAAATTCTCAAGATAATTAAAAAATCTGTCAAGTTCTTTTTGACAGACCTTTAAAACCTCATCAACATCTTTGTTTTTTAGCATAAATTCTGGAAAAAAATATACACTATCAATTCTCATTTAAAATCACTTCCTCAAGTTCAAAAAACTCATCATCATTTGCCATTATAGATTGATTAGAATTATTAATAGTATAATCTATAATATCACTTACCCCTGTAATAGAAAAAATAAGATCACTTAAACGATAATAAGACAATTTTTTATTATTACTGTCAAAAGCTATTGTTGATAAATATATTTTGACTGATTGAAAAATATTATTCTTAATATCCTCAATCTTATATTCACTATCTATAACTATATTTGCTTTTATGTATATTCCCTTTGCTTTTGCACCTTCAACAGTTACTAATGCACCAATAGGGCGTTGAGATTCAATGAAATTTTGTACATTATAAATTGTTTCTTCACTTGGAGAAAGACCATCATTTCCTATAATTATAACCTTAACAGTCCCCTGACCATGCCATAGTGGAATAACTCTTACACTTCCAACTCCACTGACTTGTTTTGCCCAATAAACATAAGAATTTACGTTTCCTGAAGAAATAGGAAGCTGTATCCTTTCTATAATTCTATTTCTAAAATAATCATCTTCCTCTTCATCGCTTCCACCACTAAATGCATATTGATTATTACAGCCATCTAAACCCTCAATATCATCTGTAATTACTGTTATACTTTCAGCAATAATATTTGTTTCACTTCCTCCTTCACTACAAGTACATAGAACATCAATTGTTCCATCAATTATTACAGCTTCATTATTAGTTACAAATGTGAATTCTTCAGATTCAACCCTAGTTCCTTCAGGAATGATTGTTCCATCGGCTCCATAAAATGTAACTAATCCTGATGAAGGTATAGATGGAATCCTCTCCATTCCATAATCTAATGCTTTTCTATCTAAAAATTCCCCTTCAGATGTATCAAGCATCATTTGATCCATATAATCAATTACTCTCATTGTGACAGCTCTTGATATTTCCATCGCAACAGCTTGAATCACATCCATAGCAAACGAACCTTCAATTTTACTTGTTGGATTAGTTAGATCATTTTTCATTCTCTCTACAATACTCTCAAATTCAAAATCTTCACTACTTAATATTTCTATATTCTCATTATCTTCATTATAAATACTTGAAAAATCATCCATAAGTATCACCTCCATCAACAACTGTTTCATATTCAAATTCATCATAAATCGATGTAACAGTAAATCTCACTATAACTTTATCGTTGTTCAACTCAAAATTAAAATTACTTAATTCATTTATATAATCGTTATTCATCAATGCTTCTGTAATGAACCTTTTGATTTCTAAGCAAGCAATATCTATGTCTAATGTTTGTCCTATGATTGTTTCATTCTCATTACCAAATTCTTCTGTATAGGCAAGATGATGATATCTAGAAGTATTTAATACTTTATAAATCCAAATCTTTAAAGCATCATTCCTATATACAAAATAATTTTGTCCTGACTCATTTTTTAACAGACAATTATTCTCAAAGTCATATGCATATTCACATAATTCCTCTAATTCATCTTCCTCTTCATCATCTTCTTCCTCGAACTCAATGAACGGGAAGATACTTTCTTCATCATTCATACTATTTTCTTAATCCTTTCTATAATGTAAAAAGACACATCATCTTGAAATGCAATCACATTATCCCCAATAGAGAATTTCATATCTGGTAAAGATGATTGAATATAAATTGGATCAGCATAAATATGCTGCTCTATAACAAGATCATTGACCTTTATTTTAAGAGGATCAATTGAACATACTTCAGCAATAATATAGTTATCTTTAATAGATAGAAGTTTTTTAAACGCTTCTAACATTTCTACTATTTTTGTATCTGTAGCCATATTATCTCTCCTTACTTTGTAACAGTAGCCTTAACACTACTTGACTTGCTTGATGTCTTTTTTGAAGTTTTCTTTTTCTTCTTGGTTGTTTTCTTCTTAGATGTATCAGCAGGCAATTCTTTATAATCCATAGTTTTAACAAACGATAACGTCAGTGACATATCATGTTTACCTTGTGAAAATTGATGTGAATCACTTTCTATATAAAACAATCCATAAAGACCTGTTCTCTTATCTTGTATAGTAACTGCATAACCAGATATAGCTCGAACATCCCCTAATGCATTCACGCTTGCTGATCTATCCAACTCGTGAAACAATTTCTTTGCATTTTTAGTAGCATTTTTCCCATCTTCTTTTTTGTAGATAGCTTGCATTGTTCCACGTTTTTTGATAGATGTTACATTCTTAACAGTTTTAATAACTTTACCATTTTTATCTGTGATCTTAACTTTATTAACAACATTCTCACTTGATACTGTATAAGTTGCATCAGTAAGATTGAATGTTCCTTTGATAATAACTCCACAGTACTTTCCTTTTTCTATAACAGTTAGTTTATTCTTTTCCATTAACGGAATATACTTTTTACCAGTTATGTTAGAAGCTTGACTGTATGCAATCATAATCGCTTCATATCCTGTTTTATCCAAACAGGGATAATATATTTTCTTTCCTGCTTTTGCCAAAGTTCCAACAGACACTCCTAATTCTTTACAAACACTTTTTGTGATTGCTTCAGGAGTATTTTTAAATACTTTACTTATTTTGCTTTTATTTATATAGAAAAGAAGATCATACGCTAAATATGTTAAAGTCTTATCATTAGACTTCTTATCTATTTTTTTGATAACACCTACAAATAGAACTTTTCCATCATCATCTTTTAATGTAACAGAACTATCTATAGTAATAGCAATTTTAGGCATATTTTTATCAGCTAGATTTTGATAAACTGTAAAGTTCAATTTTCTTGATACTTCTTTTGTATCACCAGACCACGTCATATCACGAACAAGCTCAATGATGTTTTTCTTATTGACTATAAGTTTCATGGAATCACCAACTTCGTACCAGAATATATCCAATGTCCACTTTGTGAACTCTTTCTTTTATGCTTCTTCGCAGTTGCTTCTATTACTTTTTTGTTAGCATTATATATCTTCTTATACTGTGATCCTTTTTTATAATACTTAACAGCAATAGCCCACAAGGTATCTCCACGTTTCACTGTATATATCTTGTTATTTCCTTTTGAAGAACGACTTGACGGTCTTTTGCTTATACTTCCTTTTTTTGATTTAGATGATTTAACAGATGATACATTTAGCTTTTTATACTCTGTTAATTTTATCGAATAGTATATATCATAGTCACCTTCATTTTGACTATAACTAAACTCATCGATAGACATTGCTAGATTGATGTCTAAATCACTTATAATCAATCTAACAATAGTCTTATTATCTTTCCATTTTTTTACTAACCTTTTACATTCTTTTGGTGTCTTTTTTCCTCCTAATCTTTTATAGATTGGGGACTTTTGAGATGGAAAGAAACTAGATAACGTGATAGAAATAACACCTTTTTCTCCTAACAAATTGACCGTTCCTACATCTAACAATTGAACCTGTTGATTATTTTGAGGATCAGTAAATTCGATTTTTTTAGGATTAACAATGAGTTTTAAAACCTCTTTTCTATTTTTTGCACTCATTTCTACTACTCTTCTTTTCATAGCATTCACTCCTTACATGTTATCAATAACTTCTTTTATCTTTTCAGCTACTGTACTTGCTACATCATCAATATCATCTTTATCTTTAACAACAATTTGATCAGCAAGCTTCTCAACTCTAATTGTAGTATTTTTTATCTCTGTATAGTTCTGTGCTGGTACTCCATTTCCATTCATCAATGGAATCTGATTTGTTCCTCCAAAATTATTTGGAGACATTTTTCCTACAAGTTGTCCTGCTAAGTTATCTATCCACCCTGTATTTCTCTCAAGTGGCATAACAGCTTCTTTTCCTGCTTCACCAACAACTGCCATCGTTGCCTGAGAAACAACTCCACCTTGTGCAAGGAGTGGAATATGTCCTAAATCCATGCCAAAATGCTTTCCACCAGCAAAAGGTACCCAATCAGGAATATCTATCGCAATACAATTAATACCATCAATTGCCTTGTTAATTATACTTATTACTGCATTAATAGGTGCTTTGCATATTTTGGCTATACCTCCAAAAATAGTTTTAAAAGCACTTACCATTCCTGACCAGTTTCCATTCCAAGCTGAACTGATAAGATCTAATGCTCCTTGAATAATAGAAGCTATACCTCCAACTGCTGTTGTTATAACATCACTTATAATACCAAATGTTTCACTTACAACAGGAGCAACTGCTACAATTACACTTCCTATCATTTGTATTGCTGACGATAAAGGTGGGAGAACTGTGGTTACAATATTTCCTATTGTTGTAATTATTGTTTCAAATATTGGCTGAAGAACAGGCAATACTTGACTAATTGTTGAAATAATTTGAGCAATAACAGGTGTTGCTTGTATAACAACATTTTGTATTGTATTAATCAAGGTGCTACCAACAGCCATAATCGGAGGTAAAATTTGTTGAACTCCTCCTATAATTGTTTGAAATGTTGGCATCATCTGTTTAAAACCATCTATAAAAGTTGGGATAACAGAAGATATATATTGTATTCCTTTTCCTAGACTTGTTCCAAACTTTGTACCAAATTCATCAATATAAGGCATAATTTTATCAATAAATCCAATTACATTTGTAAGAACTGGTTTTAATTGATCAACAATTTTAAGCCCAAAATCTGCAACTCCAGACTTTAACTTACCTGTAATTGTTGATAGTAGTCCAGAACCTGATGTAGCTAATTTTTGTGCAGCTCCACCATAAAAATCACTAAGATCTTTTGAAACACCTTTGAAACCTTTTTTCTTAAAGTCATCTGCAGAAACCTTAAAACCAAATTCTTTTAGACGCTCCATCTCACCAAGCTTAGCATCTGCTAGTGCTTCCATCGCATCACTTACAGATTTCGTTCCACCACTTGCAGCTGCCATGTCTTCAGCCAACGTAACTAGATTCATAGCTTCTTTTGTATTTCCTTGTGTAATAGCTACTGCTCTTGAACCTGCTTGAATGACTTCTCCTGTTTCGAATGGAGTTGCATTAGCATTCTTTCTCAATGCTTCTGTAAAAGAATTTGCAGCTTGATCTATCTGTTGACTTGTATAATCTTTATTGGTTGCACCAATAAAATGTTTAATGGAAATTTGCTGATTTTCTAGATCCATACCAGATTTCACAGCTGCCCCAATTCCTGCAGTTGAAACAGCAACTGCAGCTGTAATAGGTATAACAAGCTTCTTACCAACAGAAGCTAATTTCTTTCCTGCACTTGCAATTCCTGATGCTGTCTTATCAATCGCATTTATAATTGCGTTATATGGTTTTTTTGAAATACTTAAAAGTTTTTGTGATATCTGTGAAATCTTAGACATTGCATTGTCTTTTAAAACAATTGCAGGTCTTGCTACTGTTTTAGCCAAATAGGAGACTTCGCTTTTTATTCTCCTTATTTTTGTCATTGCATTATCTTTGACTTTTACTATAGGAGAAATTGTCTTCTTACCAATTTTTAATAGTTGATTGTATATATTATTGATTTTATTCTTTGTATTATCTTTAACATTAATAGTTGCAGATGCAACCATCTTCGAAAATGTTCGCATCTGTTCCTTTGCCTGTCTTAATTTTGATATTTGAGAATTATCAACATTTAATTTTGCTTTCAACCTGCTTTTTAAATTATCAGCTTGTGTTTTCAAATGATTGATAGCTTTTCCTGCTTGTGATGTTTCAATAACTGGTTTATATGTCTTATTCCATGTGTTTTTTAATTCTGATCGTGTTTTTTTGACCTCTTCAACAAACGAACGATGCTCTTTTTGATATTTCTTAAGAGTTGCTATACCTTCATCTGTGATTTTAATTTTTTCAATAATAGGCATTATTTCCCAGCTCCTTTTTCATTAACCTTCATACTTTTCTCTATATCCTCATAATAAACTTCCTGTGAGGCTTTATAAAAAAGCTTATAATAAAAAGGCTGGTTGAGGAAATCCTCAATTTTCCAGCCCAGTTGAACGTAATGGTGAAGAAGATTAAATTCACCATTAGTTCTTATTAGTTTTTTAAGTTATTAATTCCTCTTTCAACAAGAGAAACATTTTTTCCTTTTTTCGGACTAATACCACTTTCTTCCATAATAATACCTGCAGCTTGACTTATTTCATATGGTTCAAACATATCCATCACCTCTAATGGAGTATCAATGACACCTTGTGACATCAATTGCTGTCCTAGTTCCTTAAGGCTTGGATTAATTGATGCAATATAAACTGCATACCTATCTCCTTTTCGACCTGAGACATCATCTTCATTAGATTGAGCAACACAATCATTAACTTCTGAATCAGTCAAAGTCTTAAATTCAATTTCGATAGGTTCACCATCATCATCTTGAGAAAAAGACTCAAATTTTATCTTGAATTTTCTTATACTTCGATTTCTTTTTAATGCATTTGTAGCTTTTTGTGCAAAAATTTCAAGTGTAAGTTTAGTTTCTTTATCTGCCATAATTTTTTCCTCCTATACCCTTTTAATTTCATCTAAATTTTTTGCTAATGATGGTGGGAATCCTCCAGACAACTCATCTTCAATAACTCCACCTTTTTCCCAATTTACTAAAGGTAACTCATTAAACCAGCAATTTGGAAAACTCCATCTATCAGCTTGTTTCTTTACTGCATCTGGATCTTTTAAGTTAGAAATAATTTGAACTCTCAAATCCTCACCATTGTTATACTTTTTGACATATGTATTGTACATTGTATATGTCTTTTGTACTGTCAAAGTAAATTCACCTTTCAATCCAGTCATTTTACTGTCAACATCAATTCCTAATTGAATATCTTCTCTATTAACTGTTGTTTTAAACTCGGCTTTCTTGATTTCAGCAACCAACACTCCATCAATCCAAATTTGTCCCCACGTACCGCTTAACGTACGTCTTCCATCTAATGCCATAATCTATCCTCCTTAAACTTCTATATGGAAGTCAAGATCTTCCATAGCATCTAAATAACGAAGTTTTCCTTCCAAGAAAACATGACTTCCTGTATTTGCCCTTAAAATTGCTGTTTCATCCATTTCACTAGTATCAGTTCCCATCAATTCTAAATAAGCTTTATTTTTAGATATTGAAACTGAACATTCATTTTCTCCATCAGGATCTAAAACAGTTCCTTTCAATGTCTCAATATATTCTAAAATAGCAGCGACTAATAATTGCTTGTTGTCATAACTATTAGCAACTTTTCCTATATAGCTATCTTCGAAAACACTCTTAACATCATCATTGAACAGATCCATTCCTTCAATAATCTTTATCTTCTTTAAATCATCTCTAGTTGTAGATGTACAACTGTTTACACCTCTAGCAATCTTATATTTCTCACCATCAAAAATTACAATCAGCTCTCCACCATCAATTGCTCTATCTGGATCATCTATAATTTCACAGCTTACTAGATCACTTAGTTCATAGTAAGTCACAGATCTTTCAAGACTTAGTCCAGCAACAATACCAGCAATACGACAACAATATTCTGCAGTTGTTAAAGTTTTTCCTTCAATAATTGTAGAAACAATATTTTTAGTAGTGAAGTTAATTATCCCTTGCTCATCTGCTGGTGTATCTGGTAAAACTGCTTTAAATCTCTTCTTATCATTTCTTTGTTCTTTTATAAACGAACTTATAATTGTAGACATCTCTTTATCACATGATGGCACTGTTAAATAATTCCATTTGTAGTTTTTAAGTATCTTTAGTGCATCTGCAACTGTTTCCTCACTAGAAATAGTCATAGCAATGACCTTGTATGGTGATCCTTCAAAAATCAATTTCATATAACCATAATTAGCTTCATTCATTTTTGAAAAATCTACTTCAGCAAGGCTTGTATAAATCTTAAATTTCTCTGCGGTTTCACTATCATCTTTCAAAATAACAGCAACGACTCCTCGTTCAGATCTAATCATAACCGATTGAGCCTTAGCTTCAAATTCTATGTTTATTTGTGGTAATCCCATTTCTATACCTCCTCAAAATTAATATCTAATTCTTCAGCAACATCTTCTTCTCTCTTATTTTCATATGCATACGAGATATCACTAAATTTAATTGTAAATATAAAATGTCCAACTTGTTCAACGATTTTAAATTCACTACTATATATCGTAATGTAACGATCATCTATATTTATGTATGGAAGAAAAGTAGCTATCATTTCTTCATTCCAAGAATAGTAAAGAGTATTGCTTGGACTTTTAGAAACATATGATATATCAACCAAAAAGACTTTATCATTGTAATTTTCATCAAAGATATTCGTCGTTATGGGTATCAAAGCAACATGAAAAAATTCATCTATAATAAAATCATTATTTTCTGAATCTGTTTTTTCAACATCCTCATAATAAACATCAATATCTTTAATTTCCTTCAATAAACCTGTAATAGATTTTCTTATCTTAGTTATACTAATCATAATTCATGCTCACCAATAAATTTACTTAACCAATTCCTAAGATGCAAAGGCAATAGAACATTTAATGCTTCTACTGATATCTCCATCATATGCGCTCCTTCAACAAAGCCACCATTTTTAGTTCGGTGTCCATGTTCAACTGGTTCCACATATTTAACATTGTTATATACCTCAATGACATATTCATTTCCTCTTTTTACAATATCTCCGACAAACCAATTATCTTGTAAATGACTTGTTTTAACAGGAGTTTTATCCTTTACTGTATCTCTTAAATCATTAGCTATTTGTATAACCATTTTTTTAAATTCTTCTGGATAATCATGTTCAATCAATTTTGACAAATTTCTTTCAAATTCATCAAGACCCTCAATAATAATATCTGTGCTACTCATGAATTTTTTTCAACCTCATTAACAGGCAACTCGCAATGAGAACTGAAAGCTCTCTCTTTTCCAGCAGTTAAAATGAATTTTCTACCACAAGAAAAACATTCGATTGTATCATTTTTTTCAATTCTGTAACGTGGATTATAAAATAGTTTATAATCACTCTGTACATTTACAACTGGTGTCTTCCTTTGTGGCTTTCCTCCACCAAAAGATGATAAAGCACATGAAACATTTTCATATATCTTTTGTCCATCAAGTCCCTTTTTAAAAACTGTTTCACCAGTTTCTGGTAAAACAGTTTTAAAAGGTCTATAAACGTTCATTACATCATAATATGTAGTTTCTAAAATTTCAGCCTCGTCCATCTTTTGAATCTGTTGGAAGCTTAATTTTTTTAAAATGAACAAGTTGACATTCATAATTTTTCATGAATTCTACTGTATTTTGATATGTTGATGCTTGATCTTTATATGTAATACTTGTATCTCCTCTTGTGATACTTGCTACATCTTTGTTGGATTGAATATATCCATCTGCTATTAACATATCTTCTACAATTTGAGAAGCAACTGCTTCTAGTGCTTCAGGCAAATCATCACGATTACAATGTGCCTGAATCTGTAATATCACTCTTTTTGTATAACGAGTGACAATTCTTTCATCGTCACTACTTAGTTTCGGATGTTCCAGAACCTCCTGAACTATCCTTTGAAGCTGATTTTTTTCCATTTTTATTAGCCTCCTTTAACTTAGTTTCTAAGTCTTTGAATTTTTCTTTTAATGCTTTGTTTTCTTCTAACAATTTAATATTTGCTTTTTCAATTTTCTCTTTATCTGAATTCTTTGATTCAGCTCCTAATCCAATAACTGTAGCCATCTCTATTCTCCTCCTTGATCAGGTGCGTATGATCCATAAACTCCTGATTTTTTGTTTTCATAAATATAAGCATATAAGTTGTTGTTACGATACTTGAACACATGATCATCAGCTTTTTGATCTTCTTCTGGTGTAAAGTACTTCAAGAATTGAGCTGTTTTAGCAATAACTGCCTGTTTATCAACAATCAAGAAGTTACCTGCATGAGCTCCCTCTGCTTTTTCATAACCAAATTTACTATTGCCAGCAGTGTCTTTTCCATCATTCATTTTGATAGATGTATACATTCTTCTACTTGGCATTGGCACAATTTTTGAAAAACGTTCTAAAACTTTTTTTGACTTAATTGTATCTAAATCATCAATAGCTGAGTATAAAGATGTCTTAATATACAATATTCTATTTTCTTTAGGTACTTCAGCATCATCCATAGCATTCAATGCTTTTCTTAATGCTTTGATTGTTTCCTCGGCTGTAGATAATGTTTCCTCTACTAAATTCACACCTTCATAACCATATAATTTAGCAATACGTGCTGCATCAGTTTCAGGAATAACCTTAGTTCTGATAAATTCTCCACCTAACATTGAGAATGGTAAATCTAAGTTTTCACCATTAGTCAAACGATCAATCCTCAATTCTTGAGAACGTTCTTTTTCCATTGTGATTTTTTCCCATGAAAATTTACTATTTCCTTGCGAGTAACCTTCACCACGATTGAAATCTCCAAGACCGTCCATATCGATTTTTGCAACATGGAAGTTTCCATACCCGTCCACCATTACTTGATTTTCATTTCCTTCTAAATCAATAGTTAATGATTCTTGTTGATACAAATCATCCAACACACTTAAATATAATTCTGCAACTTCTGAATTCATTATTCTTACCTCCTATTTTTTATTGATTCCCATGATTTTTTGCATTCGTGCTTTTCTATCACCAATTTCTGTGATGTCTTTATTTGCATTTAAACCTACAGGTGTTTTCCCTTTTAATCTTTCCTTAATTCCTTTTTCAAGGCATGCCACAAAGACATCTTTCACAACTCCAAGAGATTTTTCAACTGTTTCTTCAGATGTATAATCAAGAACATCTGCTAATTCAACAGGGAGTCCTGCAGTACTTAAATTCTTGACTGCACTATCTTTACAATCACGAACTAGAATATCATGTTTTAACTTTTCTAGTTCTTTATCCTTTTTTGCATCTTCTTCAGCTTTTACCTCTTCAGGAGTCATTTGTTCCTTACGAGCTTGTTCCTCCTGCTGTTTTTGATATTCAGCAACTGCATCTGCCTTTGCTTTTTCAATAGCTTCATCAAACTGAGCTTTAGAATAACTTTCTTCAGTAGGATCTTCAACTTTAACTTCAGCAGTAGGTTCTTCAACCGCTGGTTCTTCAGCTTTATCCTTGCCAAAAATACTTGTTATCTTTTGTCCTAATGTTTTCTTTTCTTCTTTAACATTGTCAACTTGAGATTTTTCTTCCATTTTCATTCCTCCTTTAATCTCATTTTTTATAACAAAGCTATTTAGCTTTATTATCTTTAATAAATCTTTCTTTCCACTCTTTGAACTTGATATTCTGATCAAGTGGAACAACATCTTTGTTAAAATTAAAGATGCTCGTATCACTGTATGCAATAACCATACATTTACAGTTGGGGTGCATTGGTGGACAATTCACTCCAACCTCTGCTTCTTCTAATTTAAATGTGCTATTATTTATTGCAGCACATTTCAAACATCCTGCTCCTTTATAGATATAATTGCTTATTCCCATCTTTTTATAAGATAAAAGTTGTGCTTGTTGTGCGAAGTATTTTGCTTCTGTTCGTACAAGTCTTTCAGTAACATACTTTCCTTTTTTTAAAACATTATCTATTCGTTTTGTCATTTGTTGTATTGAACTACCATCAATAAAACCAGAAGCTAATTCCTTTCTTAATGTCTCAGTTAATTGATCAATATTATCCCAAATTGTTCGTGAATATTTTTTGGTACTCCAAGGATAATCAAGAATGCTATTCACTAAATCCTTATTGATCTTTGAAACATTGAATCCTAATTGAAAGGTTTTTTGAATAGAATAATGTCCTCTATAATAATTTGTCACAAGAACATTTGTTAAATGCTTTTTTATCTCTTTATTACTTGTTGATGCAAGTGTAGCCATTTCTTTATCGATTTCGCTTAAAAGCTGTTCTTTTTTACTTATTCTTGACTTTGCTGATAAAGTATTAAGTTCAAGAGCTATCTTTGATTCAGCTCCTTCTTTTTCTATTTCTTCAAGATACTTTTTAATACTCTTTTTCCATCTTGAGTATTCCTTACCCTTAAGCATCTCGGCAGCTTGTTCTAAAGAAAGACCATTTTCATCTGTAAATTTAATCAAGATTTTTTGAATATCACTTTTAATTCTTTCAGCTGCTTCATCGTAAACAAGAAAAAGCTCATCAAGAAAATCATCATTTTCTTTTGCTTCATCAAGAAGACATTCTTTAGCGACATCAAGCTGTCGTTGTTTCTGCTTCTTGTTCATTTTCTTTATCCTCTAATTCAAAAGCATTCACTAAATTCGCATAAACACCCTGCGGAACTTCTTCATCTTGTTCTTCTTGTTTGATCCTATCAATTTCTTTTTGTGTATCATTGATACCATCAATCATTCCTATAGCAGTTTGCTGTGATAACAGAGTACTAAGCATTTGTACAATTTGAGCATTTTCTAATTTATTTTGTGGTTTATTTCTATTAAATTTAATATCTATATCACGATAATCATAATTCGAACCAAAAAGATTAAGGATATTCGTAATCAATTCAATTCTTCTTTGAAGTCCTCTTTTGAACTTTCTCTCTTTGATCTTAACAATTTGATCCATGCTCCACATTTTATATGCGATAGCAACACCAGATAAATTCCCTGAAAAAGATTCATCGCTCATATTAGGAACACCTGAAAAAGTATGCATATCTTGATATAATCTTTTTTTGTAATTTTCAATCGCAGTATCATTAATTTGTTTCAACAACCAATCAACATCTCCACCATCATCAAGTATAACAGCACCTTTTTTTCTCATATCCTTAACATCATCTGTCGTTACCTCACCTAATTTTGTGATTTTAAGCAATGCCTCATCGTTATACTGAAACAAATTGGCAGTATTACTTTGAACAGTGTTATAAGCATCGTTCAAACTTATAATCCCTTCAAAATCTCCAACACGCTCATTGTTATTTCTGTATTCAACAACAGGAACATCATTCCAATAATGCTCGATGATATCATCAAGCATTAAAGCTTCTCCACTCTTTGAACTAAAATACCAAACTTCATTAGCTGTATAGAATTCAACCTTTAATCTTTTATTTTTCTTTTTATCCTTATATCTAATGACCCTGATAAATCCTAAATATCCATCATCTTTTGAAGCATCTTTAATAAGGATTCCTTCATCTTGTGTAACTTTTGAAAACCTTATATTCGCATCTTCATCCATATAAAGGAGTTCAAAGCATGCACCATGTATTGAAGTTTTCTTTGCTAATTCTGAATTTTCATCCTCTTCATCATTGTATTCAAAAATATTTCTTATCTTTTCCATGTACTCATCATTATCTGATGAATAAACAACTGGCTCACCAATAAAATATCCAGTCATAATATCAGTTACATATTTACACATGTTATTAACTAATCTATTATTAGGATCATTAGCATTGTTTTGTGTTTTATGGCTAATTTTATGTTCTCCTAAATATTGTTTTTCTAATTTTTTAAACTTATTAATATTCATTTTATTTTCATGATATATTCTTTTGATATCACTTTCATCAATCGTATTAAACGATTCTTTATCCATGTATATAACAGACATCATTTCACCTCCTATATTCCAAACAGACTCTTATCAAGTATTCTGAACCTCTTACCTTTTTTGGCGATAGTACGAACCATTTCGAGACAATCAATTCCATCATCATGGCTTCCCATAGGAAATTGGCTCATTTGCTCAAGTAAAAGTTTATGTTTTGGATTGAATTTAATGTACTTATTTTTAATATCTGGTTGTAAGCTTTGAATTCTTAACACTTTATCAGCAGTGCTATTAATTTCCTCGATAGGAAGATAAAGTCCTGCTCTTGCTGAAGCTTTTGCAAGCTCTTCTTTCAAAAACCACTGAAATTGTACTGTTTCACAACCAAACTTTTCATAACCTACACCATATGTTAAACGCAACCACTTTTGTTTTTCTAAAATATCATTAATAATCTTATCTGGATGTCTTCTTGCAATATCTGCATCAATGACAAACATATAACCAGTGACTTTATGTTTAGCAATTGTAATAATTGCTGAATAATCTGATTTATTACTTTTTCCTAATGATGGATCAACTGCACCATAAAACTTATAATCTTTTGAGTTAAAGATAGTTTCAAGTTCATTATAGAAGTCATACCATTCTGGATTGAACAAACAATCTTCTGGATTTATTGGATCATTTTGAAGTTCTGAGTTAAATGATCCATCACCTTCAGACACCTTAATTGTCATCAGATCATAATAAGATAGCTTATCTTCCCAAAGTACTTCAGTTCCATCAAGCATTTCTTGTTTATGATCATTAAAGAAATCCAAAGCATCCTGCTCATGATTGCTATTAGATATATCTGTATATATCGTTTCCCATTCATCCCATAATTCACTATGCGAAAAAGAAAGGACAGCTTTATACTTAATAGCTTTATAACTGGGATTTTTCATAACATTAGCTAATAAGCTATCATAATGAAGCATTGTTCCAATATACACGATGTCAGTATAATCATCACCAGCTTTAGATACTGCTTTGTAAAACCAATTTGAAAGCTTTTTTCTTTGCTCCAAAGTTCTAACATTCTCATCATTTTCAATATCATCAAGAATTAACAGATCCGGTCTCCAATTCTTATGTTTACGACCACGAATCTTCTTACCTGATCCAATAGCTTCAATCTTAATATTACTTTTTGTTAAAAGAACATTAGATCTCCAAGCCTTATTACCTTCAAGAATCCCAAAATCTTCAATAATATGCTCATTTTCCTCTAACTCAGTTTTTATAGCATCTAGGAAACTTTCAGCTTGATCGGAACTGTCTGATAAAATAATAATGTAATGCTTGTATTCATATAATGTTGCATGAAGAGATCCTTTGAAAGTAAGAGTCGTACTTTTTGCATGTCCACGAGGAGCTGCAATAGCTCTCTTACAACCTTTCAATCGTGAAATCTTTTTTCTAACTGCTCTCGTTAAAGGAATATTTCCCTTTAAAACACCATCACTCCAGATGTTATCTAATTCCTCATGAAATTTAGGAGATTTTCTAACGAAATAATGTGGAAGATATGCTCGTCCGAAAAACTCCATGTCAAATGAAGCCAGTTTTTTTCTTAATCCATTCTCTCCTGTAAGAGGTGCTCCATTTTGAAAATCTTGTAAAAGTTTTACTCTTGTAGTATTACTATCTTTTTGTAAAAATTCTTTTAAAAGGTTTTTAAGATATGCTTCATACTCTTCTTTTTCAGTATCTTCATCATCAAGTTCTATTCTTTCAGCTTCAAATATCCCCCCCAAAAGCACATCTAAAGCACTGTTTTTAGACTTACTCATTCTTCTCACTTCCTCCCAAATTAAAAAATCGCCAAATTTTCAATTTTAAGCGACTTTTTTATAAGCACCCTCAATAACTTGTTTATTTTATTTACACAAAAATTGAAAGGGTTTTTGTGCTTTTTAAAAGGTATTCACGATTGAATGAATATCTTTTTTATAAAAAAGGACATGCTTCGCCGATTCAATCTTATTTTTAAATTGAATTAAGCTTTTTTATGTCCTTTGAATTTGATCAAGGGGACGAATCAACCCTTAATCATCTTCAATATCTTGTTCATCACTATTAATAACTTCAATACTTAATGTAATTTTTTTGATTTCATTACAGATTGTTATTTCAAACTCTGCTTTTTTATGTCTTAAATCAAAACTTTTAAATCTGCTTTTAAAATTTTCAAGTACACCTTTCACAACTTTCAAATTACCATTAACAATTTCTACTGTTGTAGGTTCAATAATCCCATTCGCTCCTAAAACTCTAATCCATTCACTTTCTAAAAATGTTAATGTTGAAGGATTTCTCTTATCACCTAAAAATTTAGCAACCCCTTCTATATTAGTAATCTTGTAATAATGCTCTGCTTTATATTTATCCAGTTTCACAAAGACATAGTTAGGAAAAATAATATATTTTTTCTTTATCCAAGAACCTTTGCTTCTAATTAATCTATTTTCACATGGAACTAAAGCTTGATAACCTTTTGATATTAAATCATCTCTTATTCTTTCTTCTTTGTTCCCTGCGACTTGTAAGACATACCACATAATTATCACTCCTTATTCTTTTTAGAATTAAGATACTCGACAACCGTCTTATAAAGCTGTGGATTGTCTTTCGCCATCTCCTGAAACATTAATCCTTTCATTTCATCAATGGCTGCATCTTTTATTTCTTTGTTTTGAAGATCAATTCTCTTTTTGTAAGCCGTCGCTCTAATCAAACCGTTCGTTTCTTTTAAGAGCTTATCCAACTTAAAGTTATCCCAATCCTCCTCTTTGGCATTTGCTAAACGATTAAACATATTACCTGAAGCAATACGTATGATAGCTTCTGTTGTATCAAGATCTGGATAACGATTGATCTCATCCATCATATTTCTAAAATTTTCATTAGCCATTCTCAATTGTTCAAGATTGGCATTAAATGCTCTAGCATATCGACAAACTGCAGCTATGCTAACACTTTGTTCATTCTCCTTAAGAAACTTTACAATATCGTTATACGTACTGCCTGTCATCAACATATCTTCAACTGCTAATCTCAACTCATCAGGAAGTGCATCTATTTTGGAATGTTTTCTATTAGCCATAGCTAAACCTCAACATCTTCATCAACAATTGTTCCTGATAATATTTTTATTCCTTTAGGAGATAGCTTAGCTTCTAAAATTCTATAATCTGTATATTGAGAAATTTCTTTAACTTCATCATGAGTCTTTAATGATTTCATCTTTATATATTCAGACATAGATAAATAATTGATTGCATCTATAAATTCCCATTGCTCGATGCCTTCTCCTTCTAAAACTTTTTCAATATCTGTTAATTTATGATATTGATATCTAAGAATGTTGATTGTTCTTAGAACAAGTCCATTATTACTTTTAAAGTTTTGAGCATATAACTTTCTTTTCATTGCTTCATTATCCATTTTTATCCCTCACTTTTTAATAAAATGTTTATAATCTTTTCTAACTGTTTTTCAGTTTTTCGTTGTTCCCTGAAAAAATCTTCCTTGGTTAGAAATTTGTCATTAATTGTTCTAATATCACTCTTGACTTCCTTTATTTCATCATTAATATTTTGAAGTGATTCTTTATGATCTGTTTCTTTGACATAATTTTCTTTAATCGTTTGTACATCTTTTTCTGTTGTATCTAATCTATTCATTGTCCTCTTTAAAAAGAAACCAACAACAGCAATTGCACCAGTCACAACATATCCAACAACATCAATATTTGCCATAATATCCACCTCGCTTATTACAACTCACATTTTACCTAATTTAAAATCAATAAAAAAATAAAGCCCTTGAGAAAAATGGTTATTTCCCAAAGGCTTTATTTACATTTCATTGAAGTCTAATGACATCTGTCCGATAACTGTATGATCACATTTCTTTACATATACATCAGATAGAATCGTTCTTATTTGTGTTTCTGTTAAATTGTATTTATTTGCTAGAAATTTCAATGCTTTTCCATGCCTGTATTCATTGCATATTTTAGCATTTCTTCTCTGTCTTTCTATTGTATCAGTTTTTGGAATATATATTTGAGATCCTCCATAATGAAACACTAACTTATTGAATGCTTCTAGACCAATAATATCTACTAGATCCTTTTGTTCACTGTTTAGATCATTAATTTCAAATTCTGTCAATTCATATACTTCCTTTCTGCAGTTCCAATATAATTTTTCAATATCTCAATAAGTTTATTTCCATCATCTTTTGAAAGGTTAGTGAAAAGGTACTTAGGTGTCGATCTAACCTTGAACTGTCTTTCAATAATTCCTGACAACCTTTCGCCTATTGGGATTATATTAGGCTCACCATCTAAATCCTTTAACTGATACATTAATGAAAATACTTTTTTCTTTTGCCCCTCACTCATATTTTCAACAAGCGATTTATCCTGCTGTTGTTTGAGATAATCAATAACTTTATTTGCTTGGTTATAAGTGAGGTCTTTGACTGACTCTTTATTTGTCATATTAAATATGATCATATGTAAGATATCATTTTCTTTATCGGTTTTATCAACAAATTTTAATGCTCCAGCAATTGCATATATTTTTTTCTTTTGCCAATTTTCAACAGCCCTCATAAAATCGCTCCTTTCTATTTTTCTGTTTCTAAAGTTACCTTAATTCCTTCATCAACAATCAAAGCACTCTTAACTTTAGATACTGCTTCCTCTACAGTTCCTTTAAAACCTGAGGATTCTATAATTCTTAATATCATTTGATATGCCATAACTTCTTGTATCATAAACGCATAATCACTTGCTTCTGATTCATCAAGCTCAGCATACTTAATGATATTTTTCATATCTTGCTTATATTTACCTTTTAGTCTCTTCATAAGAACATTTTGTTTCTTTTTATTTTCTGTTATTTTAGAAACAACATTTTCAAGACTATCCTCTATATAATCACCTTTAAACATATTTGCAAGCATTGTTTTCGCAACATCATTAAGCGTATACTTTGTTTCTTCTTTAATAAAATCATTCGCTGTTTTACCTAAAACTTCTTTTACTGCTACCCATGAAATCGGTTTAACGGTTGCTGAGTTTTGAACAACAATCTTGCTTTTGCTTCCCCAATATTCAATAGTCTTAAGTTTCGTATTTTCTAGATCTTCTTCAGCTTGTGTTTCAAAGAATGATTTTAATGAATCCTGTTCCTTTTTAGAATTTTCAATAATGGTCTGAAGAACAGCATAACGATCAACTTTATCTTTTATTGTCATGTCCATCAGTATCAACTCCTATTACAAATTTTTTTGCACATTCATCACAAAGCTCAACTTCATTGATGACTTTAACATTATCTGCAGCCCCACAGCACAAACAAGTAGGAATATGCTTTTTAATAATGATTTCATCATCTGGTGTAGTTCTAATCTCAACTGCAGTACCTTTTGGAATATTCAATGAATGTCTTAATTGTGACGGAATAGTGATACCACCAACTTTTGAAACCTTTTTATACATTGGTTTATTCATCTTTTTTTCCTCCTTTTCTTATATGCTCACTCTGCATTATACGAGGACTTGTGACCTCCGTTGGTTGCATTAAGCAGGAGAGTTTACTCCTCTCCAGTACACGCTTTATATTCTTCTTTTGTGATTGGATGCACCTCTTTAGCAACATCAATAAATATTTTTTTAAACTCATCTGATGTCATTTCATCACTTACTCTTGCAAATTTCTTTTCACCATTAAGCGTTTTTACCACAAAATATCTTGATTTCATATTTTTTATCTCCTATCTCTTTTTTTGCTTGTAATACTTTTTTTGTGTAAGTTGTTTCATATACTCCCTTTTTCCATAATCTCTTTGCTCCAGAAACTCCCATGTTATAACACATCAACATTTGCGTTTCACTTTCACACCACTTATATTGACTTAATATATGTATGCCTGCATTTGTATTATCATAAAAACTAAGAAAATCATTTATATTTAATTCTTTTTTTAACCATTTATGATTGATTTTATTGACTTGCATCACACCATAATCATTCGTTCTTGATATAATATCAAAATTGTAATTACTTTCTACTTTCATCACTGCCAGTACAAGCTCAACATCAATATCTTTCTCTTTACATTTTGCAATAATATAATCCTGATGTTTTTGATCTAAAGGAATATCATAATAGTTTATTGTTTTATGATAACTAATAACATCCTTTAAAAACTGTATATTACTTAATGCCCTCGTTTCTTCTAACAATTCACATTGGTAACATACATAAGAACAACTTATCAACATAATTACTACAACTATAATATTAAATAAGACATTTCTTTTAAGAAACATTTCTACGTACCTTCTTTAACTGCTTATATAATCTTTTTAAATTCTTATTTAGATCTCTCTGTCTTTTTGCAGATGATGTTGATTGTAAATCTGTTTTGCATTGATTAATCTTTTTTAATAGTTCTTGTTCTTTTTCTACATTAATTTCACCAAATTTATAGCCATAACAGGTATTTTCTGTTTTCTTTTCAATCTCATCAATAATTTTAAGCATTGCGATTGTCCCATCATCTTTTGTTAAAGCATAAATATACAAACGTTTTCCACTGTCTCTCACATAAACAGTTGATTCAGCATGATGCAAAAGTTCATTGCTTGAATATCTTTCGTTATACCAGTTCAAATATCCTGTCTCAGTGACAACTCTTGGTTCAAAATACATCCTATCTCTAATTCTCATAATATATCCTCCATCAAATAACTTTGTTCTGCATGATCAATCATGTCAAAATCTTTTTCTACAAGCTCATTACTTAAACAAACCATACATTCAATTAAGTCCTGTGTATGTATCCGAGCTTTATTTTTAAGATTATTTATTTGTCTTCTAAAATAAGCATTTTCTTCATATATCTTTTTATATTTTTCTACATTAAGAAGTCTTGTTACAAATTCTTTACCTTTCATTTTTAAACATCCCCTTTTTCAAAATCATCTAAAAGAAGCAATCTATTAATTTCTTCTATGAATAAGTTATGATCATCTATATAGTAATTTGCAAATATCTTTCTTGGATTGTTTTTATAGAATTTTTTCATATGTGGCAAATTATCATTAACTGCATCAAATTCTAATCCCATTTTTTTACAAAATATTAATGCTTCATCAAGATATCTTCCTTCACGCATCGTATTGAGAATAATATAATGTCCTTTTTCTTTTAAGTTTATGGCTAAGTTTATAACACTTGATATAGGTGTACCTATATTTGGGAAACAATTTCTTACCAGTGTTCCATCAAAATCAAATGCATATATTTTTTTATCCATTTACATGTCCTCTATCTTCATATGATTATTTAGAAGTTGTTGTTTTGCCATTCTCAATGCAATAATCCAAATTGAAAAATATCCATTAAGTTTTCGTCCAACATTATATCCCCATTCCCAAAAATCATTAAAGTCACTAAGATCATGATCATTTTGTAATGTATATACATACTCTTCTTGTGTACTAGTACATCTTAAAGTTTTAATTACACACCACATTTGTTTTAAATATTCAATGTTATCCTCATTTTCAATAAACACATCTTCATCTTCTACTAATACCCAATCATCATTCCAACTATCAGCTAGCTCCTCAACTTGATTGAATATTCCTTCAAATTCACTTTCACTATATTTGTCAGATAATGAACTTTCATACTCTTTCTTTAAATTGGATAATGCTTGTTCTTCATCCCATACATACCTTTCATTTTTAATGCATACACATTTTTCTGCAAAGTAACTAGGATTAATATGTTCCCAATCTGAATTCCATCTTGGAATCCATGTTGTAAAAAATGTTCCATAACCTAAATCTCCACCAACATAGACTTTATTTTCTCTAAATATGAATTCTAAAGAGTAAACAATAGTTCCATCTTCTTTCCATGAAAGAATTTGTGTATCTTTATCTATTTCTTGTACAGTAGCAACATGATTTTTAAATATCTTCTTCCACATCATTTCAAAATCTTTATTCATTTTTGTTCCTCCACATTTATAACAAATTCTGTTATTTGCATATTTTGTCAGTAAATAATTTTTATCCTATATTCTTTACAGTACATTTTTTACTTTTCTCTCTATCCTGCAACTGTTTGTCAAGTTTTATAAAATTATTTGCATACTTTTCCAGTTCATCTTTAGTCATCTTCTTATCACAAGAAATATGACATTTACGACCTGTATCTTTTATCTCTATCCATATATGATTGTTGTATTCACTCTGTGATGCTATAAAATCATCTGTTATTACTGTCATTTTATATGCTCCTTTAGTTTATAAAATCTACAAAATATACTTCTTATAAATGTATGATCATCAAAGAAGATAATTTTCTTTGTACACTTAAAAATTGAATTACAAAACAATCCAACATATTTACAATGTGCACAATTCAAGCATGAACGTTTCATTTTATCACCTCCAGCACTCTGTATTACTCAAGGGCTTGTGACCTTCGTTGGCTACATTACTGGAGAGCTATTCGCTCTCTCTATCTTTGTCAGCATATGGATTAGGACCACATCTACAATTCATATGTTTAGGGGGTAGGTATTCAGCATATCGTAGTCCTTTTTCATATGCATTCATAATTTTTAGATCAAATTCATTTGTAATAACCCATGAAAGACTTATAATCATTAGAAATAGCAATGCTATAAACATGAATATATATTTCATTGATAGCTCTTTGATAATCGTTGAAATTAAAAATCCAACTATAATTCCTAAAAACATTAATATGACACTGCTTTTTATTCTTAATTTTTTCATTTTATTTTTCCTTTCTATTTCCTAAAACACACAAAACAACAATCGTTACACTTATAATCAAAGTAATTTGAACTCTCCAATCCATTTAAATCACCTCTATTCCTAATGTTCTTGCCATTGCAAATAAGCCATCAAAACTGATATCTTCATTATTAATTGCATTTTCATATACATTAGTTGCTCCTCTGATTCCCCATTTTGATTTACATACACTCATTAGAAAGCCTAATTCTTTTTTCATTCCTTTTTCCTTTAATGTTGGAAAAAGCATTTCAACATCCTCTTCTTTGACATTAAATGTTGTATAGTATCTACTCATCTTTATCCTAGAAAACAATTGAGCAAACTGTGCCTCTTGTTTTCCCTTCATACGTGAGTAAACCTCTGTATTTCCTATAAAAACAATCCCTACACCCTTAGTTCCTGTTATACTATTAGGATCAGCAAGTGTTCTTATCTGCTCTATTGCAGATAGTTTCAAATGTTGAGCCTCATCAATAATGATGACTCTGTTTGTTCCTTCCAATTTATCTCTAATATCCATCATCAGATTGAATTTATTTGTTGACTGTGGGAGCTTTAAAGCTCTTGCTAACATTCTTAACATATTTGTAAGTGTTCCAGATATAGGAGACGCTTCTATGTAAATAGCTTGTGTTGGATTCTCTCTTACAAATTTCTGTGCAGCTTTAGTCTTTCCTATTCCAGCATCTCCATGTGCTACTGCAATACCACCATTCAATTGAGCATATCTAATCATTTTGTAAACATCTTCACTGGTGGATATTGGAATATAATCTTCATCCCCCTTATACTCTTTAATCTTCTCTTGCATTGTCTTTTGTTGTTCAACAGTGTTGAGATACTCTACAATTTTCACTTCTATTGCTTTCTCATCACCTTTATACTTATTATTACGGTACTGAGATAATGCTGACATGCTCACTCCCATGAGTGGAGCAATTCTTGCCTGAGAAATTCCACTCTCTTTCATGTGATTTTCTAATCTTTGTTTAACTGTTGTTGACATTTTCATATCCTCCCTTTCTTATCAACGAGTTTTTATTCATTTTTTCTAGATCAATGACTGGCATTTGATATAGTAATGGTGTTTCATCTGCACTTTTAACAACAATATCTTTTAATCCAGCATCTGCAACATCAGTTTTCTTATTTTCTTCAACTTTTTTAAGTATTAATTCAAGTGCTGTATTCCTATCGATTCCTTCAATAACACTATGTTTGAGAACTTGTTTAGTTGCTTTCTTGACAGACCTTGTTTCAGCCATTGCTTTTTTAACATCTTCTTGACTAGCCCCATAAGGTAATGGTGTAATTCTTTCAGCCTCTATAATAAATCTATCATCAAGATCATAAATTCTTACCTTGCTTAAATCATCAGGATCATATCTTAAATAAACTTCTTTATTTAAACACTGCATAACTAAATCATTATTTCTATAGTTGATTTTCGCTCCTTTAATATTAAGATGCACTCCATTTCTTGTGACCTTTTGAGTTCTTGTAGACCTTAACATCATTAAGCTTAAATCTTCATCAGTAGCCATAATCTTAGTATGTAAGTTTTCTTTATATACATCAATTTTCCTCTTACCTCTATCTTTTGCCACTGAGCCATTATACGGTTCATAATTAAGATAATATTCAATAAGATCCTCTATCTGTTTAATGAATGTTTCTCTATCAGGAATATTTCCATTTTTTAACTCAACCTTCAATATCTCTGGTCTTTCTATTACATTTCCACCAATATAAGTAGTAAATAGCTTAGAAATATTATTTTTAAAATCTAGAAATCTTCTTTCAATAGTTTTGGCTTTTGCATTTCTTACAATGGCATTGACCATATTAATCCCTAAACGTTCAAGTATTGGAGGAGGAGCATATCTATCATCATTTTTCTTTGCTCTGTGACCTCTACCACCAAAATCAAAAGTTAAGAACTCTCTACCATTATCTAGATATACATTTTTAGGTATTCCATACTTAATTATCCCTCTTCTCAAAGAATATATGGAAGCTTGTGATGAAGGATTATCTGTTAAATATACACAAGTAATAACTCCACTTCGTGCATCCATAAAAGCTGTTAAATATAATTTAAATTGATTTCCAGTGTCACCAATAAGGACATCTATTGTATGGTTATCACCAATCCAGTAATCATTAGATTCCATATCATCATAACTTCTTACAATGTAAGGAGCACATTTATCATCAAAGGCTTTTTCTCCATATCTTCCAAGAATTATAAGTCCATCAGGTATTTTATTTTTAATATATCTTGTAAAGGTTGTATAGGATGGTATGCTATCCACCAGTTCATCTTTTCCTTCACCTCTAAGAAAATCTTTTGTATACTCATAACATTTCTTTTGAGAATGATTAGCTTGATCTAAATAAAAACTTAAATATACTCGTATAACTTCATTATTGATTTTAGAATAACCTTTTTTGGCTTTTCCTCTTTTATCAATAAGACCTTTTAAATCCTCATTTTTCAAAGCAATGGATTTTCTTCGTAAAATATCATACGAAATATCAATGCTAGGATATTCAAGTTTCATCTTTGTAATGAACAGATTATCAACATCTTCCTTACTCTTTACACCTTCTTTACTCCTGTATAATTGCCACTCCTTAACAACCTTTTCCCAAAAAATACATTCTTCTCTTTCTTCAGGAGTCATATCTTCAAGTGCTTCAGTACTAGATACTTTAATCTCGCTTTTAATGATTCCTTTTGATTCATAATATTTAGCCTGTTCTTCATCATTTAAGAAATCAAATGGAATTTGAAACACTTTTTTATTTTTTTGATTAATTGTTGGAATAGCCTTTATTTTTCCTTTCGCTATCAACTTTCGGATATTTCTAGGAGTACATCCTTTAATGTTTGCATATTCATTTACACTTAATGTCTCCACATCAACACCTCCTACCTCACTCTGCATTTTACGGACTTGTGACCGTCTTTGGTTGCATTAAGGCTGACATTGGTATTAATCCAATGTCTAAAGTAACTGATTTAATTGACTAAAATCACAATTAATATCTGTTATTCCATCTCTTCTCATTTGATTAATAGTTGCATATGCTTGAATCTTGCTAAAAACTGTTCTGCTAACTGTCTTATTTCTATATGTTCCATATATTTTCATTCTATTTTCCTCTTTTTTTGATTTTTATCTATCCCAACTAAATCACTAATTTCGCATTCTAAAATTTCAGCCAATTCAATCAAACTATTCATACTAGGTTTTGTTCTACCAGTTTCCCACTGACTAACTGCTGTTTGATCTATATGTAATAATTGTGCTAACTCTATTTGACTTAAGTTCATTTTCTTTCGCTGATTACGAATTTTTGTTCCAATATCCATAAATTCTAAGTTAATGATATTATCATCTATATCATTTTCTAACGACAAACCTATAAACTCTATTGGATTAACTTTAAAGAAAATAGATAATTTACATAAAATTTTTCCAGTAGGTTCTCTTCTGCCTGCTTCATAATTTTTTATAGTTTCCTCAGATAAATTGAGCTGTTTTGCTAATTCTCTTTGAGTTAAAGAATATTCTTTCCTCAATATTTTTAAGTTCTCCTTAAAAGTATTTATTTTCAAATTTATTTCTGAATAATTGAGTTTTTCACTTTCATAACTAATATTTAAAGTTAGTGAATTAAATACTTTATCAAATTCATCTAGAATCACTGTTTTAAATGCTATTGCTAATCTTGAACTTTGAATAATCAAATCCTTTGATTGAATATATACATCATAAGCATCTAATTCAAAATTTTCTAAAACTGTGTTTTTATTTATGAAATTTCTATTTTTCAATAAATAATCTCTTATGTCTTTTTTCCATTCATCCGATTCTAATTTTTGATAGGCTTCAATTACACTATTTGCATAAAATTTAATCATTTTATCTATTTTCCTTTACTAACTCTTTTACATCTATGTTTAATTGTTTTGCTATTTCTTTCAGTCTGACTAAACTACATTTTTTATATAATCCTGACTCAAGTTGGTAAAGAGCATTTTTCCCTAATCCAGATTTTTTACTTAATGCATGTCTTGATAAACCCTTTTTTTGTCTTTCATTTTTTAATTTAATTGCATCAACCATAACAAGCATATTCTCCCCTCCTCATTTATTACCCGTTTGTTCAACTTTATTCTATTATAAATTCTTCTTACGGGGAATGTCAATAAAAAATATTGTTTTTTTATTCTCCTTTAGTGGAATAAATGATATTATGTTTAAGGAGGTTAAAAATGGAAACAAAAAATATGATTTCAATAAGATTGAAAGAATTGCGAAAAGAGAAAAAGATCACTCAAAAAGAATTATCTCAATTAACAGGTATTTCTCTAAAATCAATAATCAATTATGAAAATAAAGTTAGAGAGCCAAATTCTAAGGCTATGGCTGCATTAGAATCCTTTTTTAATGTTTCTGGTGCTTTTTTGCGTGGAGAGACAGATCAAAGGAATCCAATAATGAAATGGGAAGACAAAGATATAATGGATTCTATTGATGAAAGTATACAAATTATAATAGAAAATATTTCTAATTTAATATCTAGTCAAGATGAAATGATAAGAGAAAGATATTACTCTTTATTAGTTGAGTTACAACGTATTTTTAAATACGATATTAAAGTACAAGAATCTTTTTTAGATACATTACTGAAATGCATTTTTGCTATCTCAAGACTAATAGATGTAACTTTACAAATTAATATGACTGATCAATCCAACACTATCAATCATTATGATATTATGTTAAAAAAAGAATTAAAAAATATAGAAAAATCATTAAACTCAATACTATCTTATGTTGAATTAAAAGATTCATAAATCTTTATATCATTGTTTGATATAATCTAACAAATTAATATAAAAAAAGCGAATTTATATAATTAATTCGCACTTTTTGTTGACATAGTAGGCATACTATGATATAATATAATTGAAAGGAGGGATATAGATGAATGATGAAATAAGCGAAATAATAAAAGACCTCTCAGAAGCATTTCTAGCAATAGTCACAGCGATATGTGCCATCGTTAAGACTAAGCAAAGTTTAAAATCTTCTAAGAAGTCTAAAAAAATTCGCAAGGGTAAAAGATGAGGGAAACCTCATCTCCCCTATAACAATTATAATATATCACATTCATCTATTTTATACAAATGAAACATATTGATATTATTGTTATTTCTGTTACTGTATTTGTATTATTTGAAGGTTTTGAAAATGAATTTTCTAACCCTACACCTTTTGATTATGTTAAATGGATAGCTTGTATATTTATGATCGTATCATATTTATATAAAAAAAGGAGGGAGAAGTAATGCCAAATTTTAATGAAAATGAGTATAAAAGAGAATGGCGAAAACAAAACATGAAAACAATTAGAGGTACTTTTAAAAATGATTTTGTTGATGAATTCAAGAAAGCATGTAAAATTTTAGGAATTACACAAGCTGATGTTATAAGAGAAGCAATGAATAATACTATTAAAAAAGCAAAAATGAAAGATCTATAAAACATTTTTGAAAGATAGTAAAAATGTTACTAATTTATCAAATTTTAATGGGAACTCCTCAATTTCATTTTTCAATTATAAAATCGAAAAAACGTTGAAATTATGGTGCTTTTTTATTAGTTCCCATTAAATCCAAAAAAAGTTCCCATTAACTTAATAATTAAAGAGATCAAAATACTAATATTTTATCAAGATAAAATAGTTACTAAAAATTTTTTGAAAACCACGTTTCAATTAAAAAAGTATTGATTGTATCGTTGTTTTTTTAATTGTTTAAAAATTTCTTAAAATGTTTTTGAAAGATATTGAAAGGCTTAATTTTAAAAAAATTATTAAAATTAATATTTTAAAAAAGCAATAAAAATATCCATTATTTCTATTGCAAATTTATAATATTATTTTTTCATTATATTTCATAGAAATTTCATAAATTAACAAAAAAATAACCGTAT